AGAAGAATTCGACCATTGTCTCTTCATTTGCAGAAGAGTTTTTTCTAGCTCATCTGGTGCCATACCTAATTTTAATTGTCCAATTCCAATATGTGGTATAATAAAAACAGATTAGGCGGGAAGTCCCGGTTTTCCGGGGTTTCCCGCCTTTCTTGTTACTATCGTGTTAATAGTTCAGTGTTCAGCGGCTTATAATGTTCACCGCTTTGAACGGCCCCTATTGACATTTCAGCGGCCTTGAATTATACTGAACATAGAACGAGGGTGCCACCGGCAAACGGTTAGCCCCCTACTGGATTACAGAAGTAACCGCTGGTTTGGGAAGGCCGGGCGGTTACTTCTTTTTATTGGCCTGCATGAACAGGGCAATAATGCCAACGATTAAAATACCTGTCTGGATCAGATCAGAATATGTAACCATTTGACAGCCCCCCTTTCTATAAAGATCAGGGGGCAAGAAGCGCCCCTGATCTGGTCAGGGGAACTAACCGCTTGCCGTTTATCGGTAGCACCACCAAAAGAATACCATAGGATTTGACAAAATACAAGCCTTACTGAATGAGTTCAACGGTGCTTTTCAATTCATCCAAGGTTTTGTGATTATAGACCCGGTTTCCCGTGTCCTTGGACACATGGCCCATGAGAAGGTCAATACATTTCCGGTTTGCCCCGGCGCTGTCCAGTTGGGTTTCAAAGGTGTGGCGGCATTCGTGCGGGGTGTGGTTTATCTTCAGAGCCTTCATAATATCCGCCCAAAATACCCGGTATTGAGTTTGGGAACAGGCCCTTCCATTGTAGCTAATTAGGCGGGGGCCACCTTCCGCAAGACGGGCTTCCACCAATGGCCTGATTTTGGAATGGATAGGAACCACCCGATCCTTACCGGCTTTGGTTTTGGTTCCGCCCTTCATCGTCCCGGCCTTCAGGTTTATATCTTCCGGTTTTAAGTTCAGAAGTTCGCTAATCCGCCACCCGGAGTAAAGCAGGATCAGAACCGTGTCAACCCAAGGTTCTTTCTGATGTTCCCAAACTTTCTTAACTTCTTCCTTGCTGAAGGGAAGGCGGCTGGTGGGCGGAATGGGATCAGAAGTCAGCAAATCAGAAAAGCACCGGTTGATTATGTCCATTTCAAGGGCAAACCTGTCAAGATGGCCCCAAAGGTTTTTGATTGCCGCTTGGGTGCTGTACCCTTTTCCGCAACCGTCAATAGTGTCTTGCATTTGGTATGATCGAATTTGTTTATAGGGCTTTTCCCATAACGCTGAACAATGCTTGAACGCTGAACACAAAGATGAACGGTTGGATTCCCCCAGCTTCGGAGCCTTCTTTTCTTTCCAGAGTTCAAACAGTTCCTTCATAGTGATCTTGGCCCGGTCAACATCCCAAGGATCACGGTTATATTCAGCCAATAGCAGATTCCCGGCTTCACGGGTTTCTGTGTAACCCACAATATCATAGATGGGATGGCCTTTGTTATTCCAGCCAATCACTTTCTTCACAATGAATGGGCGGCGGCGGTTGCCTGACAGCTTCGCCACAGTCCCATACCCATTGGGATTCCGCATTATATCACCTGTCCTTTCAGGAAAATGGGTATGGCAAAGCCAAACCCGATGTGATATAATGTCCAATGGGGATTGAAACATTAACTTCAAACGGGTTTTGTTTCGCCTGACCGCTTCCGGTGTGCCACCACCGGGGGCGGTCTTTTTTTTTTGCCTTCTGTTATGATCTGTTCTATCAAAAACCTTTATCCTATCTGGTATTTATCTAATAGAACAGATAGAACAGATGTTATATTACTTAAACTTAAAAAGTAAAAAAATATATAAGATAAGTAATATAAGAGAACTGTCTAAAGATGTGTTCTATCTGTTCTAATTTAGGACTTCGGATAAAGTGTTTGATCTGCCCATCGTACTTGTGAAACTTCCCCAGCGCCATTCAAATAAAGTACAGGATTATTCTCATCTTCTGTTCTAATCCTATACCCAATATCATCCGGGTTGTATAGTCCATCAAGCATGGTGTCATGGGAAATAGTTTCAATGCCGCCAATGCCGCATTCCTGAAGGATGCCCCAAATGGTTTCGGCCTGTGCTTCAGTAACTTCACAAGAATTCATAATGGCTTCGATGTTTGGATCAGTTTTTTGATATTGTTCAGGGTTTTGAACTACTCTTGAAATACCAAAAGCCAAAGCCCCTATAAAAATAATTGCCACAACTAAACCAATTTTCTTTTTCATATTTATCCCCTTTATCTAACATCACTTTGGAAAGCAACCGCCTTCCCCAGAATGATTATATGATCCAGTTGTTCCCCGGTATAGACCAGATCTTCATAATCAGGATTTTCAGCCTTCAAGATTAGTAAGTTTTTTTCTGGATAGTAGTTGACCCGCTTCAGAGTTGCTTCATCATCAATGACCACGGCAGCAATTTCACCATTGTCAACCATGCTTTGTTTTCGGATAAATACAATATCACCATCATAAATTCTGGCACGGATCATGCTATCACCTTTTGCCCGTAAGCAAAAATCAGCTTCAATTTCCGCTCCAGCTTCTACATACAATTCTTTTTCTTCATTGGCGGTGATGGGTTTCCCACAAGCGATTGTTCCAATCAAAGGGTATCTCTTTCTTTCAATCGGAAACAAATTTTCAAATTTCACTTGGGAGCGCAGAATATCAAGATCAATGGAATTATCAATATCTTCTAACCATGCCGACTTACTTCTATGATCCGATTTGCCAAGTAAATAATCCATATCAACATTGAAGTAATCAGCAATGGCTTCAAGGGTTTCTATACCGGGTTCTCTTTCTCCACGCTCATACATATTGACGCTACTTTTAGAAGTTCCGAGTTGCTTTGCAAAATCCTGTTGAGATAAACCGGATTCCCGGCGTAAAAGTTTCAAACGCTCATTGAACTTTGCCATTAGTAACACCCCTTTCATTTATATTATACACAATTTGTGCACAAGGTCAATCCATCATAGTGCACAAATTGTGCCTTTTTATTTTGTGCACTTTTAGTGTTCGGCTCGGCTTGACATTTGAGCACATTAGGTGTACTATAATAGCAGACGAGCACAAAAGGTGCACGAAACAAGAAAGGGAGTGAGAACATGATCCAGAAAGAAACCACTGGAATGATTCTTCGCAAACTGCGTGGGGATCGAACCCAAGAAGAAATTGCCGCCGCTCTTGGTATTACAAAATCTTCTTGGGCCATGTATGAGCGGGATGAAAGAATTCCCCGTGATGAAGTCAAAATTCGGATTGCCAACTTCTTTGGTAAGACAGTACAAGAACTTTTTTATACCCCGATTGAGCACTATAAGTGCTCTTAAAAGGAGAAGAAGCCATGAATGAAGTAAGCCTGAAGCCGGTTATTGAAGAGCTTGAAAACTTATTTTCAAAGTTCAACGCCCGGTTCTTTGCTGAAAAGCTGGAAAAGCCCGTGATCACTGTTTCCCCGGATCATACCCGTGGGGCCTATGGGTGGTGTACTGGCTGGAAGGCTTGGAAAGCTGGCGAGGATGAAGGCCACTATGAAATCAATCTGTGCGCCGAATACCTGAACCGGCCCTTTGAAGAAACCTGTGGAACCCTGATCCATGAAATGGTTCATCTTCAGAACCTTCAAGACGGTGTTCAGGACACTTCACGATCTGGCACCTATCACAACAAGAAGTTCAAGGAAACCGCTGAAGCCCACGGCCTGACCGTGGAGAAAGGCGAGAAGTACGGCTGGCACAAAACAGCCCTTTCCCCGGAAGCCCTTGAATTCGTTCAGAGCCTTGGGAAACAGGGGTTCACCCTTGTACGGCCCCGGCCCATTGGCCTAAAGGGTTCCAGCAAGGGGGGGGGATCAAGTTCCCGAAAGTATGTTTGCCCCTGTTGCGGGGCCATTATCCGGGCCACCAAAGAAGTTCATGTAATCTGTGCGGATTGTGACTGTGAATTTCAGGAGGAATGCTAAATGAGAAGAAAACGGAAAACCGTGTGGGCCTTCCTCGATGGGAAGAAACTGGTGGATGTTGTTCAAGCGGCCCTTGACAACAACATGATGGTGGATGATCTGAAGGCCAAGTTAATTGCTGAAAACCCCGGCCATGAAGTTACCTTCAAGGTTCTGTAATAGGAGGATGGGCAATGAATGTGAAGCTGACCAAGCGGAAGGCTTGGGAATTGATCAGCCGAATTCACCCACGGCTGAACATCCAGAAGGAAGTTACCCCTTCCGATGTGGCGATTTACAAAGCCACCACCGGCCCGGATGGGCTGGAAATCCGGTGTGAAAATGACTGGTTCAATCACAATGGCCGGATCAAGTTGACCATTGCCAATGTGGATGGCGGAAGCCCCATTATCCGCTATTACCACCCTGACACCCTGAACCGGGATTATGTGGCGGAACAGGCCGAAAAGGAAGCTGAAGCCAAGCAAGCCCGTAAAGAATGGGTTTGGGCTATGGGTAAGGAAATGGCCCACAAGCTGGTTGACCAGTATTGGGGCAACTAAAAATAGGAGGTTATCACCATGAAGAATGAGCAAAGCAAACCCGTGAAGGTGGTGCGGAACACCAAAACCCGCCACCAGACCGGTTATCGCAAGCCGGTTAAGAACCCCACCACCAACTACCCCAAGGATTCCCATAAGGAATTTTGCAAGCGGTGTTTGGCCCACAATGGGGTGTGTCCCCGCACCAACGGCAAGCCTTCCAAGGCGTGCGATCTGTAAGAAAGGAGTGTATGAGCATGACCACTTTTGCAGAGCGTTTGAAGTATGCAATGGAACAGGCTGATTTGAAGCAATCGGCCCTTTCCGAACTGACCGGTATTTCCAAGGCCGCAATCAGTCAGTATCTTTCCGGGAAGAACACCCCCAACCAAGAGCGGATCAAGGCGCTGGCCGATGCCACCCGAACCACCTTTGATTTCTTGATGGGGTATGGTGTGGCCCCGGTCAATGATGCCCCGTCCCCCGTGAAGAAAATCAGTGTGAAGGAAGCGGCCCGGTGCATGGGCAAATCTGATCAGTTTGTGCGGATCGGCCTTCAGCGTGGGCTTCTGCCTTTTGGCAATGCGGTTCCCGGCACCGGGAACAACTGGAATTACTACATTAACCCCGCCAAGTTCAGGGAGTATGTGGGCGCTGAAGCCTTCAACACCTTTTTTGGCCTGACTGCCTGACAGATTGGGGGGGGATGAGTGAAACCAGCGAAAAACGAGGTGGGCGGCGGTGTGCGGTTGCCTAAATCGTTCTATGAACGCCCCCTTACCCCGAAAGAAGCCCAATTTGCCACGGACAACATCAATATTGTTTGGTGGTATTTAGATCAACAGGGCCTTGACCGGGCGGAATGGTTTGATGTGGTAATCTTCCGGTATCTGATCAGCGTGAAGCGGTGGTTCGCCCTTCCTGATTTGCAAAAAGTGAAGTTTGTCACTGTGGCCTGTAATGCTATGCGGTCAGCCATTGGGAATGCACGGCGCAAGAGCGCCAAAGAACCCCAAACTGTTAGCCTGTATGAGCCTATCCCCGGAACTGAAGATCTGTTGTATATCGACACGATAGCGGCCCCGGAAATTTTGTAAGAAGGTGAAGTAATGGAAATTAAATATAATGTTCAGGCCCCACCCAAGAAAGCCTTCAACGGTGGAGCCAAGAGCGAGGAAGTCAAAGCCATTGAAGATTTCCTGACCAGCGGGAACGCAAAGAATATGTGCTTTGAGTATGGCACCGAGAAGGAAGCTAAAACCAAACTTTCCACGGTTTCTTCCCATAAGCGCAAGTGGAATGAGAAGAACCCCAAGAAGTATGACGCTTACCGGGTGGGCAACTGTATTTACATTGTCCGCCTGACTGGAAAGAAAGGATGATAAAGATGTTGCAAATCGGAATGACTGTGAAGGTGCTTCCTGATGCGGAGTACGGCGGCAAATATACCGGGTGCGTTGGTGTAGTGAAGAACTACTATTCCAGCAAGAAAAAGGCTGGTGTGGAGTTGGACAAGGTTCAGAACGACGCAAGTTCCAAGGGCCTGTTTTGGTTTTCGGAAGATAAGCTGGCCCCCGCCAATGATTTCTTGGAAAGCGTTTCAAAAATAATGAATGCTATGAATTGTCGGTGCAGTTCCCACCTTCACCATACCGGCGTTCCCCCTGTGAAGAAAGTGATCTTCAGCGGCCCCAAAACTGTTGTTCTGTGGGCGGATGGCACCAAAACCATTGTTTCCTGTGGTGCGGGTGACACTTATGACTATTATAGCGGCTTTTGTGCGGCTGTTGTGAAGAAGCTGTTCGGTTCTACCACCCACGCCAAGAAGGTTTTGGGTGAAGTGGTTCAGGTTCAATGATTACGCTGTTTCAACACCAGCAACAGGCCCTTGACCTGACGGAAGGCCACAACCGATGCGCCTATTACCTTGATATGGGACTTGGGAAAACTTTTGTCGGTTCAGAAAAAGCCCTGACCCTAAATAGCCGGGTAAACCTGTTGATCTGCCAATGTTCCAAGGTTTCTGATTGGATAGATCACATGGTTGAGAACTACGCCATGAACCATTGTTGGATGATTTATGACCTGACCAGTAAGAAGGAATTTGAATGGTTTATGGCGGCGGTTGCTGAAGTCGATAACCCTACCAGAATTTGTGGCGTGATCAACTATGAACTGACCTTCAGGCGAAAGGTTTTGAAAACCCTTTCCGGGTTCACGCTGATGCTTGATGAAAGTTCCCTGATCCAGAATGAGAACGCCAAACGGTCAAAGTTCATTCTTGGCCTAAACCCTGAAAATGTGATCCTTCTTTCCGGTACGCCCACGGGCGGCAAGTATGAAAAGCTGTGGAGCCAATGCCGCCTTTTGGGGTGGAACATATCAAAGGAACTGTTCTGGAAGCAGTACATTGAAACGGAATGGGTTGAAGAAGATGGGTTCTGGCGGCAGAAAATTACCGGGTACAAAAATGTTGACCGGCTGAAGAAGAAGCTGGCTGAACATGGGGCGGTATTTATGACCACCGATGATGCCGGGATTGACCTTCCTAAACGGAACTTTGTTCCTGTTAGAACGCCCCCGGCAAAGGAGTATTGGAAGTTCTGGCGGGAACGGGTGATCAGCATAAATACCGCCACCCTTCAGGAATTTGAACTTGATTCAGATTTTTGGGGTTCCAATGAAAGCTATGAGCGGGAATTGATTGGTGATACCAGCTTGACCCGCCGCCTGTATGCCCGTCAGCTTTGCGGCCTATATAACCCGAACCGGTATAAAGCCTTCCGGGAACTGGTGGAGAGTACGGAAGATCGCTTGATTGTGTTCTATAACTTCACAGAAGAAATGGAGCGCATGAAAGGCATTGTGAAGGCTATGAACCGCCCTGTGTCCATCCAGTCTGGTGAAATCAAGGATTTAGGAGCCTATAACTTCCGTTCTAATTCTGTGACCTTCATTCAGTATCAGGCCGGGGCAAGAGGGGGCAACTTCCAAAAGGCCAATAAAATCATTTATTTCAGCCTTCCCGAAAGTTGGGAACTGTGGGAGCAGAGCCAAAAGCGGATTCACCGCATGGGACAGGAACGGCCATGCTTCTATTACTGGATGATTTGCCCCGGCACCGTGGAAGAAAGCATTTTTTCCACCTTGCAAATGAGAAAGGATTATAACGATGAACTGTTCAGAAAATACGAGGATAACCACCCAAAGGGCTAAAAGAAATCAGTGGTTTCGGCGTATGTTTTCCGTTGCCCTACTGATAGGAGTGCTGATTGGGTTCCTGTTTGCCAAAGTACCAATCTGGTTTTCCACCCCGGAGCCTACCACCACGGCGGTTTTGTATGGGGCCTATACCGGCCAAGCTGTCAAAGTTCAGAGTGATGGAACCATTGTTCAGGCCGGTGACTTCATCCCTTTGAATGTCCCTATGGATGAAAGCCTTCAGGAATATGTCTATTGGATGGCAGATGCCTATGAAATTGATTTCACTTTCCTGATGGGCCTGATCCGAAACGAAAGCAACTTTCAAGTGGATGCTATCAGCGCCACCAATGATTATGGCCTGATGCAGATTAACCAGAAAAACCATGAATGGTTGTCCAATGCCGTTGGTGTAACGGATTTCCTTGACCCTTACCAGAACATCCAAGCCGGTATTTATATTCTTGGCACCCTGTTTGAAAAGTACGATGATCCACACAAGGTTCTGATGGCTTACAACATGGGGGAAAGCGGCGCTTCCAAGCTGTGGGATCAAGGGATTTACCAAAGCAAATATTCCCAACGGGTGATTGGCTACCAAGAAACCTACATAAAGGAGTTGAACGGAAATGATCAAATGTGAAAACGCTTGTCCCCGTGGAAAGTTTGATGGGTGTTGCCATAAATGCCCGGATTTCCACACTTGCCCGGATTCCTGTCAGGAAGATCCCAACACCTGTGGTTCTTCCACCTTTGATGAAGAAGCAGGGCTTCAAGCCTTCCAGCAATCCCAGCTTGCCACCCTGAACGCTATTGCGTCCCTGACTTCTCACAAAAAGGCCATTGAAGAACAGGAAAAGACCATGAAAGCGGCCTTGTATGATGCCATGATGAAGTTTGGCGTGAAGAAGTTTGAAAGTGATGTACTGAACCTGACTTTGGTTGCACCAAGCAATTCCACCGCTATTGATTCCGCCAAGCTGAAGAAAAAATATCCCGATATTGCGGCGGAATGTTCCAAACCTAATCCCAAGGCCGGTTATGTGAAGATCACTCTGAAGGATGGTGGAAAGTGATGATGAACCCTTTATGTTTTGTAACCATCACGCTTCACTTTGAAATCAGAAACAGTGAAATGTATGGCGGAAATGGTTCAGTTGGGTATTCGGCTTCTTCATTTCAAGGGGTTGCCCACCCTGAACAGGCGGATGATTCCTTTGTAGAAGCCCAGCGCCGCATTACAGCAAAGTTGTTGAATGTGCCGGTTGAAGATGTAACGGTTATCACAAAGGATGCCTATGATGCCGCCACGGAAGAACCGGAAGATGATTTTGATAATGGGGATTGGTGAAGCAGATGGCAAGGGATGAATTTTGGGATGCCCTGAAGGAACACGCCCACCGAAACCACCAAGAGCGGGTTTCCAAGAACCCTGACCGGATCGCCTATGCCATTCAACAGCTTGAAGCCCACGGGATCGAATACCAGTTGAAAAACCAGCAGACCGGCCATTTCCATTGCTGGCGGAAGTCTGATGATCAACTGTTTCAGTTCTACGCTGGAACCGGCAAGATTCAGGGCCTTCAAACCCGTGGTATTCACAACTTGATCAAAATATTGGAGGGGGTGAAAACTAATGTTTGGCAAGAGGAAAAAAGAATTACTGATCCAAGCCGCAAGGATTAGAGAACTTGAAGAAATTCTTTGTCCGTGTGAACAGCATGATTGGGTTAGTACCGGTTATCACTTCGATGATGGAACCGGATGTGGAGATTCAACCACTTTCTATCATTACATCTGTAAACGGTGTAAAAAGCGGATGCAAAGTATTCACCTGTATCTTGGGAGGGGTTCTGATGGCCGGTGAAAAGAACTTTGAAAACCGCTTGAAGAAGTGGTTGGAGGATGAAGGGATTTACCCCTTGGGAGAACCGGTTGATCGTATGAGCGCCCCGCCTTGTGGATATTGGGAAAAGCGTTGGGGTGGTGGAAGGTATGTGAAAAGCGGCCTTCCTGATATGCGGATTGTGGTGAAAGGGCTGGCCCTTGAAGTGGAATTAAAGGCCACCACCGGCACCCCTTCAGAACTGCAAAAGCGCAATATTGCCCAAATCAACAATTCCGGTTGCTTCGGCTTCATCCTGTACCCGGAAGGCTTTGAAACCTTCAAAAAAATTGTGAAAGGGGTGAAACAATGCGAGTTTCCCACAGCCGGGTTGATCTCTTTAATAGATGCCCATACAGATACCGCTTGCGATATGTGGAAGGGCTGAACACGATCCCGAACACGGACGCAGACAACGCCCTGATCCTTGGCACCGCCCTTCACACCGGCATTGAAGAAGGGGTTGAACAAGCCCTTGACTTCTACAAGAACAGCTTCCCGGTTCTGACGGATGATCACATTCATGAAATGATGAAGTTGGAAGCCATGATCCCCAAGGCAAAGGCCCTATTGCCACCGGGCGGAACCTTTGAACTTCCTATTGGAAACGATGATTTTATCGGCTTCATGGATTATCTGTGGCCCGCTGGATGGATGAACACAAGGCACCCTTCCAACCATTGGGGTGAAGATGTTCAGGTGTTTGATCTGTATGATTTCAAGTATTCCAACAACGCCAAAAGCTATGCCGTTTCCGGTCAGCTTCACGAATACAAGTATTGGTATGAACTGACCCATCCCGGCCACCGGATCAGGAATATGTATTTTCTGATTGTTCCCAAGGTGAAGATCAGGCAGAAGAAAACGGAAACCATTCAGCAATTCCGGGACAGGTTGCAGGATGCTTTGAAGGATGCTGAACCGTCTTTGTTGCCGATTCAGTATGACCCCATGAAGATTGTGGACTTCCTGACCGATGTAAAACACATGGTTGAAGCCGCAGATTTCCCCAAGAACCCTAACCACTTTTGCGGTTGGTGTGAATATCAAGAATACTGTGAGAAAGGATGGGATTATATGTTACTCCCCAAGAATGAACGGCGTAATCTGAACGTCACCAAAAAGAAGGTTGTGTGGATTTATGGCGCACCCTTCAGCGGAAAAACCTTTTTTGCCAACCAGTTTCCCGATCCTCTGATGTTGAACACGGATGGCAACATCAAGTTTGTGGATGCGCCTTATATCGCTATCCGGGACACGGTAACGGTAGAAGGCCGGTTGACCAAGCGGCTGTTGGCGTGGGAAGTCTTTGCCGATGCCGTGGCGGAGTTGGAGAAGAAGCAGAACGACTTCAAAACCATTGTGGTTGACCTTCTGGAAGATACCTATGAGGCTTGCCGGGTGTATATCTGTGACCGGCAGGGATGGAAGCATGAAAGTGATGATTCCTTCCGGGCATGGGATATGGTGACTTCCGAATTTCTGAACACCATCAAGCGGTTGGTCAGTCTGGACTATGAAAACATCATCCTGATCAGCCATGAGGATCGGAGCCGTGACCTTACCCGCAAGAGTGGTGACAAGATCAGTTCTATCCGCCCCAACCTTCGGGAAAAGGTTGCCAACAAGGTTGCTGGCATGGTTGACCTTGTGGCCCGGATCGTGGCGGATGATAATGACCGGGTTCTTTCCTTCAAGACTTCTGAAGTGATCTTTGGTGGTGGGCGGCTGACTGTCCACAACAAGGAAATCCCGCTGGATTATGAAGCCTTCTGTGAAGTCTACGAGGAAGCCAACCAGAAGGCCGCAGGAGCCATGAAACACGGCGGCAATACCCCGGCTACCCCCGCACCGGAAACGGCTGATAGCGGCGAACAGAAGCCCACCAGACGGGGCAGAAAGCCCAAAGAGGAAGAGCCACCGGCCCCTAATCCTGAAGATGTGGAAGATGCTGAACGGGCGGCGGCTGGTGATCCTGATGGTACATGGACACCGGGCGGCGGTGAAGCAGATGATTCCGACCCTGTGGAACAGACGGAGCCGAAAGCCTTGCCCAAATGCCCTGATGGGGAACGGATCTTCAAGCAGTTCAACGACAGCAAGGGTGAAATCCCTCTTTGCCCGAATATTGATGCCGGCCACCGTTGCCACAAGGAAGGCGGCCCTGATGCTTGCCCCCTGTGGGACAGACCCAAAGAGGATGATCCCACACCCAAGATGGATGTGAACCCGCCCCGGCGCACCCGGAAGAAGCGTGAAACCCATGAAAATTGATCCTTGCCCCTGTGTGATCAGCCTAAAGGATGGTTCAGTTCACACGCTGTTTGAATTCCGCCACTTCTTGGAACTGGTGGAAGATTGCATGGGCTACGATGCCGCCAAATGGTTAAGAACCCATGTAGAACAGGCAGAAAAGGCCGCTGATTATACCCAAGCCAAGGTTGATACTGACCTGACCGCTTACGAAAGCGATTTGGAGAGCAACCGCAGAGCCTTTCAGGATATTCAGACGGAAGCCGCCGCCATTATGGAAGTTCTTCAAGGGAAGCGGGTTGACCGTCAAAAGATCGCCCATTCCGTGAGAGAAATAGGAAAGATCATTTCCAATCAGATTTAGGAGGTAAACACCATGAATGATGCGCTGAACAAGTTCAAAGCGGAAATGGAAAAGCGGGGACTGTTCCGCAAGATCACCCTTGCCGCTAACATGATCCCCCCCCCCGCCCGGTTTTGACCCGGAACCCCTGATGGCCGTTCACAAGCTGGCCGCAAAGGAAGCGTTGATCATGTACGCACAGAAGCATGATGATTTCTGTGAAATGATGGCTGAAGCGGCTTTTGAAAACCTGTTTGACACCATCCTGACGGATGATTTGTTCAAGCCGGTGGAGGGGTTCACCCCTACTGACGAGGAACAGGCCAAAGTGAAGGAAGCAGAGCAGACCGCTAAAGCCATTACCGGCCTGTTCGACATTCTGAAGCATTTCAATTAAAAATATTTTTTGGAGGTAAAAATTATGGCTATCGACTTTGACAAGATTGATCGTACCGTTGATTTGAAGGGCCTTCAGGCCGATGTAGAGGATGCCAAGAAGAATGGCGGCGGGGACTTCCCCACCATTCCCGCTGGCAAGTATGAAGCCCGTGTGGAGAGCATGGAAATCAAGGGAACCAAGGCAGACCCCAACCGTCCCATGCTGGCTGTGTCCTTCAAGATTCTGTCCGGTGAGTACAAGAACCAGCGCCTTTTTATGAACCGGGTTCTGTACGGCACCAAGAACGACAAGAACATGATCGCTTCCGCTATGGGCTTCCTTGAAAAACTGGATTCCGGGGTTCCCATCAGCTTCACCAGCTATAAGCAGTTCGCCCAACTTGTTCTTGATGTGGCGGAAGCCATTGATGGGAAGCTGGAATATGCGGTGGATTATGATGATACCCGCTTCAATTCCATCAGCATTGATGAAGTCTTTGAAGTTGAGGATTAAGAACCAATGTGCACTTTTTCATAATTAAATCGTGCACTATATGTACTTAAAGTTGGATTTTGAACCTTGACTTTCAAAAGGCCGGGGCAAGCGCCCCGGTTGGCCCCAAGGTGAAGCCTTCCCGTGGCGGGGCTGTTTTCACTGATTCACCGAAAATTCCTTCAGAAAGTGGGTGACACGATGATCTTCTATGACTTTGAGGTTTTCGCTTATGATTGGCTGGTTGTCCTGATTGACTTGGATGCCAAACAGGAAACTGTGATCATCAATGACCCTGACAAATTAAAGGGCTTCTATGAGAGCCACAAGGAAACCATTTGGGCCGGGTACAACAGCCGCCATTATGACCAATTCATTTTGAAGGGTATCTTGTGCGGGTTCAACCCAAAGAAAGTGAATGACTGGATCATCCTTGATGATAAACCCGGCTACCGGTTTTCAAGCCTGTTCAGGAACTTCCCCCTGATTAACTATGATGTGATGCCCAATCCGCCTATCAGCCTGAAGGCGCTGGAAGCCTTCATGGGGCATTCTATCAAGGAAACCACAGTTCCCTTTGATATTGACCGGCCCTTGACAGAAGCGGAGCTGGCGGAAACGGTCAAATATTGCCGCCATGATGTGGAAGAAACTGTGGAAGTATGGGTTCGCAATATTGCGGAATTCAACACCACAATGTTCTTTGTAAATCACTTTCATCTTGGAAGTAATTCTATTGGGAAAACCAAAGCCCAGCTTGCCGCAGAGATTTTGGGCGGGAATGGGAAGGGAAAATCTTTTGATGATGAATTTGACTTTCCAATTTTAGATTGCTTACGGTTGAAGAAATACCGTTTTGTGGCGGACTGGTATAAAAACCCCGTTAATCATGATTATGGGAAGGCGCAGGAGAATATAACCGTTGCCGGTGTTCCACATACCTTCGCTTGGGGCGGTGGGCACGGCGCTATTCCCAAATATCACGCCCACGGGATCTTCTTGGTAATTGATGTTACAGCCTATTACCCATCCTTGCAAAAGCAATACAAAATTGGGTATCGGGTAATGGATCATCCTGAAAACTTTGAGTTCATCCATGACAGCAATATTGAATTCAAGCGCAAGGGAGATAAAAAAGCCCGTCAGCCATTCAAGATCATGGACAATGCTATTTCAGGGCAGATGAAGCAACCACAATCGGCCCTTTACGATCCCATGAGCAACAACACTATTTGTATCAACGGCCAACTTCTACTTCTGGATTTAGTTGAACACCTTGAACCCTATTGCAAACTTGTTCAGAACAACACAGATGGTATCATTGTCCAGCTTGCGGATTATGACCGGGATTTTGAAAAGATTGATGATGTGGTTTGGGAATGGGAGCAAAGAACCGGAATGAAGATGGACTTTGATACTTTCATGGGTGACATTTATCAGAAAGATGTAAACAACTATTTTTTGGTTGACCGGGAAACCGGGGCAGTCAAAGCCAAGGGCGCTTATGTAAAAAAACTGTCTGATCTGGATTATGACCTTCCTATTGTCAACCGGGCTATTAGTGAATACTTTTCCCACAAAACCACACCAGAAGAAACCATTATGGGGTGTGGAGATTTGCGAGATTTCCAAAAGGTTGTAAAAGTTTCCAGTAAATATGAATGTGCGCTTTATTCCCCGGTGATCACGCTGGAAAAAATCAGGGACGAAAAAGGCCGTTCAAAGACCGTGAAAAGGTTTTGTGGCGGTGAAGTTCAAACTGATAAAACATTCCGTGTGTTCGCTTCAACTGACCGGAGCAAGGGCGGATTGTTCAAAGTGTCCGGTAAAGTGGTAAGGGGCCGCAAGAAAAACCCCGAAAAATTCGGGAACACCCCGGAACATTGCTTCATTATCAATGATGATGTGACAAATCTTCCCGTTCCCGATGAACTGGACAGGCAGTATTACATTGATTTGGCGTGGAAACGCCTGAAAGATTATGGAGTTGAACGAGAAGGGGGGGGGATTTGAACAATGCAACTGTTCAGGGGCTATGTACCGACAAAGGACAAACAATGTCTTGAAAAGTTCAAAGGGCGGAAAAGGTTGAACACCCTTGAAGAAGTTCAAGACCTTGACGAATACGCCGCTATTCTTGGAGAAGAAACCATCCTGATTGATGTGGATGATGGAGAAACCAGTGATCTTCTGTTCAGCATTGTTCAGGATTTAGGGCTTCGGTGCAGGGTGTATGCCACCACACGGGGCAAGCACTTTTATTTCAGGAACCCGGAAGGGTATGTGGAAAAAAGCTGGACAAAACAGACCTTGGCGCTTGGTATTGAAACAGATTCCAAGGTTGGGCGGAACAACAGCTATGCCATTATGCGCTTCAATGGGGTTGATCGGGAAATCATTCAGGATTGCCCGGAAGATGAAATTCAAGACCTTCCCAAGTGGCTGACCCCGGTAAAAACCAATATGAAGTTCTTGGATATGAGAGCCGGAGACGGGCGGAACCAAGCCCTGTTCAACTACATTCTAACCCTTCAAAGCGAGGACTTCACCAAGGAAGAAGCCCGTGAAACTATCCGCATGATCAACCGGTATGTGCTGGAAGATCCCCTTTCTGACCGGGAACTTGAAACAATCCTTCGGGATGATGCCTTCAAAAAGCCTATCTTCTTCAAGGATAAAACATTTCTGTTTGATAAGTTTGCGGTTTACCTGAAGAACAACAACCACATTGTAAAAATCAATAACCAGCTTCACATTTACCGGGATGGTATTTATGTTCCGGGGGCTATGGAAATTGAAGCACAGATGATTAAGCATATCCCAAACCTAAAACGGGCGCACCGGTCAGAGGTTTTAGCTTATCTGGAAGTAATGTTTCAGACCGAGGGAGAAACCAGAGCCACTAACCCCAATATCATTGCCTTCAGCAATGGCCTTTACAATATCCGGGATGGTTCTTTCATGGACTTTACCCCGGAAATTGTGATTACCAACAAAATTCCGTGGCCGTATAACCCAGCCGCCCACAATGAACTTCTGGACTACACATTAAACCGGTTGGCTTGTAATGATCCTGAAGTCCGGGCCTTGCTGGAAGAAATGGTCGGGTATTGCCTTTACCGTCGCAATGAACTTGGTAAAGCCTTCATTCTGATTGGCGATAAGAGCAACGGCAAATCCACCTTCCTTCATGTGGTCAAAAATATGTTGGGGGATAAGAATATTGCTTCCCTTGACCTGAAAGAACTTGGGGACAGGTTCAAAACCGCTGAACTGTTCGGAAAACTGGCGAACATTGGTGATGATATTGGGGATGAATTCATTGCCAATGCTTCAGTGTTCAAAAAGCTGGTTACAGGTGATCGGGTAAATGTGGAGCGTAAGGGACAAGACCCCTTCGAGTTCAATAACTATGCCAAGTTCCTGTTCAGCGCCAACAACATCCCCCGCATGAAGGATAAGACCGGAGCCGTTCAAAGGCGCTTGGTGATTGTTCCCTTTGATGCCAAGTTTACCCCCAATGATGCAGATTTCCGCCCATTCATTAAAGATGAACTGTGTGAACAAAGTTCAATGGAATATCTGATCCAGTTGGGCTTGAATGCCCTGAAGCGTGTTCTGACCAACGCCGCCTTTACCACTTCCAGCCGGGTTCAAGGGCAACTTGACGAGTACGAACAGAACAACAACCCCATTATTGGCTTCATTCAAGAAATCGGGCTTGATGGGATCATCAATGAAGCCACTGATACAGTTTATCGGAGATATAAGGAATATTGCATTTCAAACAATTTCCAAGCCCTATCCAAAATTGAGTTTTCCAGACAAATCTGCAAACGCTGTGGCTTAACCAGTGGAGCAAAGTATATCAAGGGAAGAAAAACAAGAATTTTCGTGGAAGAAGGTGATTTATAATGGGTGGTTCTAAAAAGGTGTTCACTGTCCTTGGAAGTTCCAGTCATGCGCTTGAAAATCGGGAAGCCTTTGACTACTACGCCACCGATCCAAAAGCTGTGGAAATGCTGTTGGAACTGGAACAGTTTGCCCCGGTGATTTGGGAACCGGCCTGTGGTGAAGGTCACATTTCCAAGGTACTTCAGGCACACGGTTATCAAGTCATTTCCACCGATCTTGTTTACCGGGGCTTTGGTGATCCTGAACCGCTGGACTTCCTGAAAGAAACCTTGGACGGCTTTGAAGGGGATATTATTACAAACCCGCCGTATTCTGTTGGGCTTGAATTTGTTCAACGGGCGCTTGAAAGTGTGCGGCCCGGTGGGAAAGTGGCAATGTTCCTGAAGGTTCAGTTTTTGGAAGGACAGAAGCGGGGAGCCTTCTTCAAATATACCCCCCCCCGTATAGTCTACATATCCCGTTCCCGTTTGGCCTGCTATAAGAACGGAGATATGAGCGTTAAGCCCGAAAGCGCCATTGCTTATGCGTGGTATGTATGGGAAAAAGGATTCACCGGTGATCCGGTGATTAAATGGTTTAACTGAAAGGGCGGTGGAATATGAACCATCAGTATTCAAAATTCAAAAATAAAGCTATCCCCTATGCCAAAGTTGGGCGGCGGGTATTTGGAAGCCTATTCAATGCTGAAGCCTTCTGTTCTGAACAGGGGCTTGATGTAAATTCAGCCATTGAATATGGTGAAAACCCTGAACTGAAGAAAGAGGTTCAGGAAATCGCCAAATATCAAAAAGCGGTTATTCGGGAAGTTCTTCATCGGTTGGAAAAGCGTTGTTCTTTCCTACATGGTGAAATAACTGGATTTTCTAATTCTCTGTCTGTTTGCCACCCGCTGGATCGGGGGTATTTGGAAAACAGGCTGAAAGAAGCGATTGCAAAGAGTACAGCCACCCATGAAGCAAGGGAAATGGTGTGGACGGTACTTGAGGAATTGGAAAGGTTGAGTGAATGGCATGATTAAAGATAGTGGAGAACGCACCCGGTTTGATACCGGGGCGGTTCGAGATATGCACACCGGCAAGGGCCGCATGGATTTATTGCCGTGGGAAGCCCTTGTGGAAGTATCTAAACATTGTGAAGAAGGGGCGCTGAAGTACGGGGAACGCAACTGTGAAAAGGGCATTCCCATTCACAGCTTGATTGATTCGGCCTTCCGCCACCTTGCCAAGTACATGATGGGCATGAAGGATGAACCCCACCTTCGGGCGGCTTGCTGGAATTGCTTATTCGCCCTGTATATGGAAATCAAACACCCTGAACTTCAGGACATACCAACCAGAATGGAGGAACCGCATGAACAGGGCTGAACGACGGAGAGCCAAGAAAACAGGGATTCCGGTGAAGAAGGAACCTGTGGTAAATATCAAAGCCGCTGATATTCATAAAATCAAACAGGCCGCTTCCAAGGAAGCGGCGGACAAGGCTTTTCTTCTGATGTTGGGGTTGCCGGTTATGGTGCTTCATGACAAATTCGGTTTTGGGCCGGTTCGCTGTGAACGGTTCACCGATGCGGTTCTTGAACTGTATGACAGTTTTGAAAAAGGTTATGTGTCCCTTGAAGATATTCACCTAACCCTGAAGGAAGAAACCGGGATCGCCATTGTTTCAGATGGGAGGTTGAAAGAGCGTGGGAACTAAACCTTGGCAGAATAAAGAAGGCTATGCAGACCCCACCGCATACGAGGGTTTGAAGCCTGTGATCCGGGAGGATGAAGAACAGCAAAAGCGGTTGAACAATCTGATCTTTGTTCTGAAGTATATTATCCGTTTGGCCGGGTTTGAACTTCTGAACAGGATTGAACTGAAAGACCGAAAGAGCGGGAGGGAATACCGGTGAAAATGACAGTTAAGATCATCGGAACAGTTGATGTGCCTGATGATTGGGGTGAAATGGCCCAAGATGTGGCGGATTATCGCTACAATGAACAACTTGAATTAGAAGATGCCTTGGATGAACTGAACCGAAAACTGAAAGATTATCCTAATGATGTGGAAATTGAGGTGTTGGAGCATGGGGCCTGAAAATGACACCAGAACTGGAACCCTATATATGAACGGGGAGCCTATTTCTGAAATTAAAATACCGTCAAGGCAGGTGGAGCAGTCAAGTTTCCCCAGGACTTTTGGAGATGTTTCTTTCAAATTGACAATGGACTGTTCAAGGTGGTTTTGGTGGAAGCTGAAGTGGTTGGTGTTCAAAGACCGATTGAAGGCGCTGATACATAGGATTACCCACTTTTGAAAATTAACTTTCAAGAAATCGCCCCTACCAAACACTTCAGGGGCGGTGGTTGGAACAGATGGGAACAGATACATGGGCTTGATCTGTTCTGGTGAAAACTATTGTAAATGCTGGCGTTTAGGTAAAGTAGAACAGATGGAACAGATATTATATTACTTAAACTTAAAATATAAAAAATATATAAGAAAGTAATATTAAAAGAGAATAGACAAAAGATGTGTTCCATCTGTTCTACATATTGAAAAGCCTTGATATTTCAGGAGTTTTCACAGAACAGATATGTGAAAGGATGTGTGATACATAGTGACTGATAAGGAACTTTCCCAACGGGCCAAGGAATATTTTGCCCAAATCCGAAAAACTGACCGCCTGATCCAGCGGTTGACAGATACAGTGAATACCCTTCGATCCGGGTTGACCAGTCAAAGCTATGAACTGAAGCCGGACAAAGTTCAGACTTCCGGGCCAAAAGACACTTTAGGGGAAACGATTGTAAAAATCATGTCCCTTGAAGATGATATTAACACCCGGATTGATGAACTTGTGACCATGAAGAAGGAAGCCTTCAGCATGATCAGCAAAGTTCCTGACCTTGACCAGCAAAATGTTCTTGTAGGCCGGTATATCCAACTGAAAAAGTGGGAAGATTTAGCCGCTGAATTTGAGTACACCACCCAATGGCTTTTTGAGATCCACGGGAAGGCTTTACTTGCTTTTGCCAAGGAAAATGCCGATTTCTTGAAAGAACCGAGTAAAGTTTAGTTTCACCTGTTGAAAGTTTAGTGTTTTTTCGGCTATCATATAAAGTGAAAAAGCGTCCGAGGGGGAACCTTCGGCGCTTTTCTTTTGATTTCAAAGGGGGTGAATACCTTGACGGCAAGACAGAAGAAGTTTTGTGATGAATACCTAATCAGCGGCAATGCCACCGATGCGGCAATTAAGGCGGGGTATTCGCCCAAGACCGCCAAGCAGACGGGTTCGGAAAACCTTGCAAAACCTGACCTAAAACAGTACATTGAAGCTGAACTTGACAAACTGCATTCCGCCAAGATTGCTGATGCCCAAGAAGTCCTTGAATACCTGACCGCTGTAATGCGGGGCCAGCACACCGAACAGGTGTTGAAGCTGGCCGGTGATGGTGTTCAGGTGGTGGAAGATATTGATGTTTCCGCCAAGGAACGCTTGAAGGCCGCTGAATTGATCGGCAAGCGTTATGCCCTGTTCAGTGACAAAATGGATCTTGGCGGCGCTGTTCCCGTGGTTATCATGGGGGATGATCAACTTGAAGATTAACCCCAAAGCCAAGGTGATCCGCCTTCCTGAAGTGGTGGGCAAAGGTTACGCCACCTTCTGGAACTTCAAAGGCCGCTACCGGGTTTGCAAGGGGAGCCGTGCAAGCAAGAAATCCAAAACCACGGCCCTGAACATCATCAAACGGATGATGCAATACCCGGAAGCCAATACCCTTGTGGTTCGCAAGGTGTTCAGAACTTTGAAGGATAGCTGTTTCACGGAATTGAAGTGGGCAATCAACCGGCTTGGTGTTCAGGCTTATTGGGAAGTGAAGGAAAGCCCCCTTGAAATGACCTATACCCCCACCGGTCAGAAGATTTACTTCCGGGGCCTTGATGATCCCCTGAAGGTAACTTCTATCACGGTTGAAATTGGCTATTTGTGCTGGTGCTGGATTGAAGAAGCCTATGAAATCACCAATGAAGATGATTTCAATATGCTTGATGAAAGTATCCGTGGCGCTATCCCGGAAGAAACCGGCCTGTTCAAGCAGATCACCCTGACCTTCAACCCGTGGAATGAAAAGCACTGGATCAGGAAGCGGTTCTTTGGAGAAATCACCGGCAAGGATGCCCAAGGGAACCCCACATATCAATTCCATGACAGTTGGACTTCCCCGGATGGGCAGATTTACGCCACCACTACCAATTACCTGTGTAATGAATGGCTGGATGAAGCTGATCTGAAGGTTTTCCAGACCATGAAGGAAACCAACCCCCGGCGTTATAAAGTGGCTGGTTTGGGCGGTTGGGGTATTGTGGATGGCCTGATTTATGAGAACTGGCGGGAAGAACTGTTCAACCCGGCTGAAATCAGCGCCAAAGATGGTGTGAAATCCGCCTTCGGCCTTGACTTTGGTTATACCAATGACCCCACGGCGCTTTTCTGTGGGCTGGTAAGTACAGCAGAAAAAACCATTTGGGTTTTCGATGAACTGTATAAAAAAGCCCTGACCAACCGGGCCATTTGCGAACAAGTCACGGTGATGGGCTATGCCAAAGAGCGTATCAAGGCCGATTGTGCCGAACCCAAGAGCATTGACGAATTGCGGGAAGCTGGCCTTCAGCGTATCAGAGCCGCCCGAAAGGGCAAGGACAGTGTAAACAATGGCATTCAGTATATTCAGGATTACACCATCATCATTCATCCCCGGTGTGTGAACTTCATCACTGAAATTTCAAATTACACTTGGGCTGAAGATAAGTTCGGGGCCAAGATTAACACCCCCATTGATGATTTCAACCACCTGATGGATGCCATGCGTTATGCGCTGGAAGATATGCTGGTTGGCCCCGCCTTCAGCTTCGACTAATAACAAGATAGTAACAGACAGCCCCGGAAACCGTATGTTTCCGGGGTTTGGTGTTCATTGACCAATAGAAAGGAACCGCCCATGTTTGAACAACAGCACATTTTGAAGAAAATTGAACAGTGGGCGGAGCGGCTTCCCTATCAGTCTTTGAAGATTGAAGTGGAACTTTCAAACCAAACGCTGACCTTGGAGAAAACCAGACAGCGGCCCATTGGATTTCAGCCCCCCCCCAGAGAAAGGACGGTGATTGAATATGCCCCTGTTTACTGATACTGAAACGGCCCGGATCAATCGCCTGATCCTGATGGGCGGCAATACCGGCATGACTGAACTTCAGTTTTTCGCCGCTGAAATTGATGAATGGAAGCGGAGCCGCAAGCGGAAAGAACAGATTACCGGGGATGCCTACTATGAAGGCTACCATGACATTCTGACACGGAAGCGCACCATTATTGGCGAGGATGGCAAACTTCAGGAGGTTGACAACCTTCCTAACAATCGGCTGGTGGATAACCAGTTTGCTTTGATGGTGGATCAGAAAACCAACTATCTTGTGGGCAAGCCCTTTTCCCTGACCTGTAAAAACAAGACCTATTCCGAATTTCTGAACAAGGTTTTTGATAAGAGGTTCAAGCGGCTTCTGAAGTATGTGTGTGAAGATGCCCTGAAAGGCGGGATTGGCTGGTTGTACCCCTACTATGGGGATGATGGCAAACTTGCCTTCAAACACTTCCCGGCCCATGAAATTCTTCCCTTTTGGGCGGACGATGATCACACTATCCTTGATTGTGCTATCCGCCTTTACCCACAAGAGGTTTGGAACGGTTTCAGCAAGGAAATTGTGGAGCGAGTGGAAATCTTCAAATCAGATGGCCTTTATCGCTATGTGTACGATGGAACCACCCTGACCCCGGATGAACAGTTGGGAGAGCATGAAAACTATTTCAGTGTTGACAATGGGGAAGAAACGGTTGAACTGAATTGGGAGCGGATTCCCCTGATCCCGTTCAAGTACAACAAGCAGGAAATCCCCCTGATCCGCAGGGTGAAAACCCTTCAGGACGGTATCAACACTATGATTTCCGACTTTGAAAACAATATGCAAGAGGACGCACGGAACACCATTCTGATCCTGAAGAACTATGATGGTGAAAACCTTGGGGAGTTCCGCCGCAACCTTGCGACCTTTGGAGCCGTGAAAGTTCGGGATGATGGCGGGGTGGACACCCTGACAGTTGAAGTCAACGCTGAAAACTTCAACGCCATTCTGAAGCTGTTCAAGGATAAACTGATTGAAAATGCCCGTGGCTACAATGCCAAGGATGATCGCATGGGCAACAATCCCAATCAGATGAATATTCAATCCATGTATTCTGATATTGACCTTGACGCAAACGGGATGGAAACCGAGTTTCAAGCGGCCTTTGATGATCTTCTGTGGTTTATCAATCAGGACTTCGCCAACACTGGCCGGGGTGATTTTGAGGAAGAAGAAATCACCATTGTTTTTAACCGGGATATGCCGGTGAATGAAAGTGAAGCCATTGAAAATTGTGGGAAGTCCGTTGGTATTCTGTCCAATGAAACCATTGTGGCCCAGCACCCGTGGACAACAGATGTGGAATTGGAGTTGGAGCGGATCAAGAAGGAAAAGGAAGAAGCAATGGAACAGGCGCAGGACTACACCGGCGCTTTTAGGAATGTTCAGAAAGAAGATCCTGATGGTGATGAAGGCGGGGACGAATAATCCCCGCCTTCCCTATATGCCGGGGCAATAATGGGGCGGGGCCGGGGTTCACCTCCTTACCCGGTCAAGGGTGCAATTCCCTTCCCCGGCACTTTATATGGCGTGTTAGTCAAGCGGTTAAGACACCGGCCCTTCAAGCCGGGAACACGGGTTCGACCCCCGTACACGCTACCACTTGCCGGGTTGGTGGAATGGCAGACACAGCGGATTCAAAATCCGCCGCTTCTGGCGTATGGGTTCAAGTCCCATACCCGGCACCAATATTGGGGTGTAGCCAAGAGGTAAGGCAAGGGGTTTTGACCCCCTGAAGCGTTGGTTCGATTCCAACCACCCCAGCCATTCAAGAAGGGAGCGTGACCCCGTGAAAAATGCTGACTATTGGCGGGGCCGGTTCGCCATTCTTGAAAATTCGGCCCACAAGCAAGCGGATGAATACTTTCAGACACTTGAAGATATTTACCGGGAAACTGAACACACTGTTCAGCGGGATATTGAAAGCTGGTATCAGCGATTTGCAACCAATAACAATGTGACTTTGGCGGAAGCCCGGAAAATGCTGACCACCGGACAGCTTGAAGAATTCAAGTGGACGGCGGAACAGTATGTGAAAGCCGCACAGCAAGCCAACCTTTCCCCAGAATGGATTAAGAAGCTGGAAAACGCTTCAACCCGTTTCCATGTCAGCCGCCTTGAAGCAATTCAACTGCAAATTCAACAGCAGATTGAACTTCTGTATGGCAATCAGGTTGATGGGGTGGATGATCTTCTGAAGGAACTGGTTTCCAATGGGTACACCCACGGGGCCTTTGAAATCCAAAAGGGCATTGGCCTTGGATGGGATTTCACCGCCCTGAACCAAAAGAAACTTGAAACCTTACTTTCAAAACCGTGGACAACGGACGGGCGGACTTTTCGGGATCGCTGTTGGCTGAACAAGGCTGATTTGGTGGACACCGTAAACAAAGAACTGATTCAAGGTATGTTGCGGGGTGATCCACCGGCCAAGACTATCACCGCCATTCAAAAGCAGTTCGGAACGGCCCGTTATAAGGCAAGGCGGCTGGTGCATACGGAAACCAGTTATTTCAATGCCGTTTCCAAAATCCAGATGTATAAAGATTTGGGTGTGGATCAGATTGAAATTGTAGAAACGCTGGATTCCCGCACCTGTACGGTATGCCAACCCCTTGATGGAACGGTGATCCCGCTGGCCCAATATGAACCGGGGGTGACTGTCCCGCCCTTCCACCCGAATTGCCGGGGAACCACTTGCCCCCATTATGACGATATGGACGGCGAAAGAGCCGCCCGCACCGCTGATGGAAAGGTGTACTATGTCCCGGCTAATATGAAATATGCCGATTGGAAGAAGGCTTTTGTGGATGGCGTGAAGGACGGTTTGACGGTTGCCACCGTGGGCGCTATAATGAAGGCGAAAAGGGAATTAGAGCCGTTGAAAGCTGAAATGTTCCCTGAATACCTGACTGACAAGAAGGAACGGAAGAACACCCAAGCCCTGATTGATTATGTGAATGCGTGTGAAAACGCTGATCCCGATGTGGTTGCCCTTTATTCCAAAATGGGCGCTATGGAAAACATTAGGGCCAACGGCATTCCCATGAAGGTTTCCCACGGGAAAGGATATGCGGTCAATTATCGCTATTACACCCGGAATGATCAGCTTGCAGAGGTTGAATTGATTATTCCCAAGCTGGCCGGGGATGATCTTACCGGCCAAGTGGTTACAACCTTACATGAGGAAATGCACCTGATGGATATGTTCAACCGGTCAGACCCGGCAAAGTATTCAGGTTGGTTCAGTTCCAGCCACGCCAAGTTAAGTTCCTTTTTCCAGAAAGCCAACACCGATATTGCGGATGATATTGATTCCCTTTTTGAAGCCTTCGATAAGGAATGCAAGCGTATTACGGCGGAAATCAATGCTGAATTGAGAACCGCCACTTCTGCCTTGACGGATCAATACTATGCGAGAACCATTTCTTATTCCGACTACAAAAAAGCCTTCAATAAGCTGAAGCGTGAAGCAAGTGAACAAATTGATTATCAGTGCCGAAACGCTATGGGCGGCGGTATCAGTTCCCTTGAAGATATTTACGATGCCCTTTCCGGTGGTTCGGCCCGTGATGCTGGCCTTGTGCGATATGGTCACGGTTCCAAATATTACCGGGATATTGGGAAACGGGCGGAAGAAACACTTGCCAACTATGGTGCTTTGTCGATTGTTCGCCCTGATTTGGTGGAAATGCTTCGGAAAGATAAACCGGAGTTGGTGGAAGCGTTGGAAGAAGTAATTCAAGATATGTTAAAGAAAGCTGGTGGTTGATATGACACGGGAAGAAAAGCTGATGAAGGTTTATGCGCTGTTGGCTGAAGTTTCTGATGTTCTGGTTGACCGCTTCTTTGATGTGGATAGTGAAGAACTTCTGGATGAAAAAATTGAAGTTCTTACCGCCTTGAAGGACGGGAAATCGCCTGACCAAATCCCCAATTATTATTCTATTCTTGAAAACTTCAGCCCGGATCAGCATTGGGACTGATCCACAATATTGTTGATTGAACCACCCCGGCCTTCGGGCCGGTGGTGGTTTTTTCATACCTATTCGCCGTTTCCCGGTTGTGGGCGGAAAACAGAACCGGGGGAAATCGTGGTTCCTGACCCACGGTAAAAAAGGATTTTATGATGGAGGTATCACACTATGACGAAAGAAAAGCTGATGGAGTGGGGCTTGACCGAGGAACAGGCCAACAAGGTTATGGAAGGGCTGAACGGTTCTTTTGTGACCAAGAGCCGGTTCAATGAGGTGAACGAGGAAAACAAGACCCTGAAAGCCCAAGTTTCTGAACGGGATGGACAGATTGAAACCCTGAAGAAATCCGCTGGTGATAACACGGAACTTCAGAACCAGATCACCGCCCTTCAGGAAGCGAACAAGCAGAAGGACAAGGATCACGCCAATGAAATCAAGGCCCTGAAGATCAGCAATGCCGTTGATGTGGCCCTGACCAATGCCAAGGCCAAAAACAACACCGCTGTAAAGGCACTGTTGGCCGCATTCTTGGAGAAGGCGGAGCTGGCCGATGATGGCACGGTGAAAGGGTTGGATGATGAAATTGGCAAGCTGACCAAGGGCGAGGACACGGCTTTTCTGTTCGACACCAGCGGCAAGGCCAAGTTTAAGGGAGCCAAAGCCGCTGAAAAGAGTGATCCCCACAATCAGCCCACCGGGGATGATCTTTCCAAAATGTCTTATGACGAACTGTGTAAGTACATGGAGGAAAACCCGGATGCGGTTTTGGAGTAACCCACACAATTTGACTACACAGAAAGGAAGTTTGAACGATGGCTAACAGCAAGTTTGATGCAAAGTCTTTCAACCCTGAAGCGTTTAAGTACATGGTTGGCCGTGTGCCCAACCTGACCCTGAACGCCCTGAAGAAGTCCCGTGCGCTGGCCGGGAACCCTGATATTCGGGCGGTGTTCACCAGTCAGAATGGCACCGGCTATGCCCGTCTTGCCATGCGTGGCCTTCTGGATGGGGATGCGGTGAACTATGACGGTGAAACCGACATTACCGCCACTTCCACCAAGACCTTTGAACAGGGTATGGTGGTTGTTGGCCGTGCCAAGGCATGGACTGAAAAGGACTTCAGCTATGACATTACGGGCGGCGTGGACTTCATGGGCAATGTGTCCGCACAGGTTGCGGAGTACAAGGACACCTTGGATCAGAAAACCCTTCTTTCCATCCTGAAGGGTGTTTTTGCCATGCCCACCACCGATGCCAAGAACAAGGAGTTTGTGGAGAAGCACAGCACCACGATCTATGCCCCTATGAGCGCCACCACCCTGAACAGCGCCGTGAACAAGGCTTGTGGAGCCAATAAGCAGAAGTTTTCTTTGGTGTTCATGCACAGTGATGTTGCCACCAATCTTGAAAACATGAAACTGTTGGAGTTCATGAAGCAGACGGACGGGGACGGCATTCAGAAGGATTTGACCCTTGCCACTTGGAATGGCCGCACTGTGGTTGTGGACGATGATCTTCCCGCCGTGACTGGCTATGCCGATGCTGAAGCGGACACCCCCGGCGCTTTGCTAATCAAGGCTTCTGGTGCTTCCGGTGCTTCTGAAATTGATCTTGCCAAGGCAACCCCCTACTTTGGCACCCGTACCCTTGCCGCTGATATGTATGTGGTTCCCGCTACGCAGTACACCACCTTCATCATGGGCAACGGCGCTATCTCCTATGAAGATATTGGGGCCAAGGTTCCTTATGAAATGGCCCGTGACCCCAAGACCAACGGCGGTGTTGATACCCTGTATATGCGTCAGCGCAAGGTGTTCAGCCCCTATGGTATCAGCTATGAGAAGAAAAGTCAGACCAAGCTGTCCCCCACGGACACCGACTTGGAGAATGGGCAGAACTGGACGCTGGTTCACAGCGGGGAAAGCACCGCTTCCCAGCGCACCTATATCAACCACAAGGCCATTCCCATTGCCCGGATTCAGTCTTTGGGTTGATGGAATGGTGGTGATTCCCGTTGCGTGAACAGGTTATTGCAATGCTTACGGCCCTTGGCGTAACGGGGGCCGCTGAAGATCCCCTGTTGGATATTGTGATCAGCAATGTTCAATACAGGGTTCAAAACGAAACCAACCGGAAGGATATGCCTGAAGGGTTGGTGAGCGTGGCCGTTTATATGGCGGTTGGCGAATACCTGAACATGAAGAAGGTTTCAGGGCAGTTGGAAGGGTTTGATCTTGAAGCGGCAATCAAGCAAATTCAGGAAGGCGATACCAACACGGTTTTTGCCATTGGGGATGGGAATTTGACCCCGGAACAGAGGTTGAACAGTCTGATTGACTACCTGACCAATGGGCGGAGCCGTGAACTTCACCGATTCAGGAAGTTTGTATGGTGAACGCCCACAGAAAAGCCCTTGAACGGTTGTGGAAGGATCGGTGTTCCGTTTTCGTAAAAGAAAAAGTCACCGATCCAACCACACACCTGACTGACTTTGAAGAAATGCCGCTTCTTCAGGATCAGCCTTGTAAACTGTCTTTTGAAACCGTAACTTCAACCGGTGGTGATTCGGTTGCCACCGTTACCCAAAATGTGAAGCTGTTTCTTTCCCCTGATGTGAATATCCCCGCTGGCTGTAAGATCGTGGTGAAAAGGTTCAATGACCTTGAACGGGAGTTCACCTATTCCAAGAGCGGTGAAGCGGGGGTTTTCACCAACCACCAAGAAATCCAACTGGTTCCGTTCAAGGGGTATGCCTAATGAGCAAGTGGGGGAAATGCGATTTCAAGCAACTGGAACGGCTGAACAAAAACATGGAAAAACTGATGGGCGCTGACTTGGATCGGTTTTGCCGCCAAGCCGCCAAAGACCTTGCGGGGCGGTTGCTGAACAAGGTTGTGAAACGGACACCCGTTGTATATGGAACCTTGCGGGATGCGTGGGCGGTGATGCCCGTGGGCCACCGGGGAACCCATTACACGGTTGTTGTGCTGAATAACCTTCAGTATGCTTCCTATGTTGAATATGGACACCGGCAGAAGCCGGGGCGGTTCATTCCCGGTTATTGGGAAAGTGACCGCTTTGTTTATGATCCCGATGCGGAAGGCGGGATGGTGCTGAAGCAGAATTGGGTGAAGGGGCGCTATATGCTGACCATTTCCACACAGGAGTTGGAACAGCAAGCGCCTAAAATTCTGGAAAAGAAACTGTATAAGTTCCTGAAGGGGTGTTTTGATGCTTAATGAGATTATTAAGGGAATTTCAATGGCGCTGAACACCGCTTTTGGGGATGGGTATGAAATTTTTCAGAACAATGTTGAACAGGGCTTGAAAGA